CACTGGGAACAGACTATCCCAACAGGTGACATAGATACCAAGACCATGACCATATCTGTATGGGTCTATATCAACAACGCAGCCTACTACGCTGGTACACACACCAAGCCAACACTTACCGTAACCTACGATAACGGCACTGAGATATCCGCTGTCGCAACCGCAACCGCAGGGGCATGGCAACAACTGGCGGTGACGTTTACCCCTGCCACAAGTTTTGGACAGGTGGAAATGAAGATTACAGGTGCAACTGACGCTACTGGTACAAACCGCTACTTCTATCTTGATGACGTGAACATAGCTTACCCTGCTGGCGTAGCAGTTGACCTTGGAAACCTTGACCTATGGGCAGATGGACTACCTGTTGCCCCAGCTATTGCAACCGTACCAAGTTTGGGTGGGGTGTGGGATGAGCCACTTACCGCACACACCATTGCTGGGTCTATGGGCGTACTCCTGAGTGATGCAGCAGATAGCGCAGAGCTGGCGAGTATAAAATAGTGTGATAAGATAATGCTATGATACAAAAACAAAACAAACTAGAAGACGAAGAGAAGAAGATGAGAGGCAACGAAGCCCCGCATCTACAAGAACTAACTGGCTCCCCCAGCTCTACCTCTGTTAGCGACGTGGCTAAGGGTGGTAAGCCTGAGAATATCAGTGCCGAAGTAATCCGCACAGCCGAAGAGATTTATGACCGTCGTTACGGTGCTGGTGATGGAGCTAGTGAAGGTATTTGTTTCATGTCAGATGAAGATATGTCATGCAGTACCGATGATATCCAAGAGGCGTATGCGAAACTATTTGAAAGTCTTGCAACCATTGCTCGGGTGTGATACATATAAGGTAACTCAGCGTTGGCGTCGGGTAAATGGGCTGAGGTGAAAACAAAAACCTCTCAACACCCATATAAACACCCCAAACAAAAAAGAAGCTCCCCAAAACAGGGAGCTTTCTTTGTGTAAGAGTGTGCATATTGACAAGCCGTATAAACTCATACAGCTATTAATTTATCACATCACTTAACAGATGTCAAGTGCTTATCCACAAGAGCTTGCCGTTTGTCCTTGAACTCCTGCTCGAGTGCTACGAAGTCAAATGTCTTATAAATCTTGGTCTGGTGCTTGAGTGCTCGGAACTCGTCTATCATTTCTCGCCCCCATTCCTTCTCCATGAAGACGAAGTACTCGACATAGTTGCCACCCTTACCATAGGGAGGGTTCCCGTTGCAGCCGATGCACTGACTGTATACTATTCTTTCATCAAAGAGGACGGCATTGCCCCTACCAGATATGAAGTGTCCAGCCTGGAGCTGCTTGAGTGGATAGTCTCTGTTGCAGGTAACACACACACCGTCTGTTAGACTGCTGCGGAACCTGAGACAGTCTCGAGTCCTGATGTAGAGACTGAATGCGTCCCAGGCTTTTGTTTTGGCTTTCTGTCTATCTGTTTTCTTACCCATTAAAGTCATTGTAAATGAAAACCCTCTAGTTTCCTAGAGGGCTAACATCTACCTAACTAGACCTCACGTCTAGGCTTGGACTGTGACTACACAGGTGTCTGTGAGTGCGTTGTTGTGGACTGCTGTGGCTGTAACAGTAGTCGAACCTGCTACTAGAGGCGTGATGAGCCCAGTTGAGCTAACAGTTGCCTTAGTTGGGTCTGAGCTAACGTATGTAAGCGATACACCCTGGCTGGCTGGTGTCGTTGTACATGCGAGCTGAGACGTTTCACCGTTGGATATGTCCAACGTAACTGTAGCTGGTGTGATACTGATAGCTGACACTGGGCTTGCTGCACGAGTTGCTGTCTGCAATGCTGCTGCAACTGCGACTCCTGCTTCGTCTTTTGCTTGTGCTCGAGCAATCTCTGTTGCTGCCCACGGACGTGAGTCGTCCTCTGTTGCGTCGTAAAATGCTGATTTAGCCATTGATTTTTCTCCTTTTTGTTTTATTAGCTATGAGTCTATTTTACAGACTTCTTGGTTTTTTTACTAGTAGGCTTGGCTTTTGGTGCTTTCACCTCAACCACTTCTACTGGTGGTACTATTGTTGGTTCTCGTTTTGCCACGATAATATCTCCTTTAATGATTTAGTTGCCTGTTCCCGAGCGACAGATAGCCCATCCCTCTTACCGTCAGTATACCCTAACTTGAAAGCAGCTTCCATCTGCTCCCGAGTATAAAACTCTCCTTCACCAGCGATGAAAGCATCTGCGTTTGCTCTTTTTCCTTCTCTGTAAAACTTCCTAATAAGGAACCATCTTCTTACTTTCTTTAACATTTTCTCTCCTTTATTATGGGGCTCTACCTCTAGTGAAGGTGGAAGCCACCATCAGTTATCTCTCTCCTAACTATATCAGACTTGTAGCTGTGCACACTGTTAATGAGTAGCTTCTGAAACGCTACAGCGTCCTTACGCTTGGTGAAAGTAACTGGGTCAATCAGTGACTCGACGGTGTAGGTGACGTTACCTACCTTCTGACCGAGCGGTACCTTTATGATGTACTTCGGCTTGGGGATTCGGAAGAAATCTACCACTCTTGTCACGAGACCTTCTCTTTGCGTACTCACTGAGTTGCCCCTCTTCCCACTTAGAGAAGCCTTTGCTGGTTTGTTTGATGCCACCGTTGTAACCTCCCAGTATGAGGTCTCTCACATCACGCTTGGCAAGCATCTGTGAGACTGACCCATACCGTTCTTTAATTGTTTTAAGTCTCTTCTCTTGAGGTGTCATCCTTTACCCTCCAACCTGAAACTGGTAGTACTTTCTGCACCTCGTCGTTGAATATGTGTCCTATGCCATCCTTGAGTATGACATCACTCGTTTGGTAGAGAGTGCCATCATACTGTGTGTATAGGATAACACCATCTATCTGCTGGAGTTCTACGACTGGGATAGCATAGCCACCGTACTTCCAGAACTTTACGACTTGCTTGCCCTGCTTAATGAGCCAGCCGTCTTTAACTCGCCCGTGCACTTGTCTTGCCCCTGCGACTTATGAGCCCGCCCTTCCTGCCAGCTGTGCGAGCCAGCTCTCTGTTGGCAAAGAAGCCACCAGTCTTCCCTTTCTTCCCCCCAATCGCACCGATTCTTGCGTAGAAGTCAGCACCGTACCGCTTCTTGTTGGTGGTAGCTGCTGCCTTCCCACCGTCAGATGTCCCCGCCACGACTACTTCTCCTTCTTCTTATTTACTGTGCTTGAAAGCATATCCTTTATCTCAGCTCGTATAATCACTGCTGCGATGAATAAGAATATGAGACCTATGATTTGTAAAACTACCATTATCGTATCCCCTTTGATTCGTCAGACCAGTTTTTCATCAAACTCTGGCATCCGTTAATATGTAATGTTGCCCCCTTGACTGCAATCTCGAGTCGCTTCCGCTCTGCCTTCAACTCACCGAGTCGGATGGTGATGCGTTGCTCTACCTCTGTTACAGTCACCTTATCTGCTCTGCTGTCTGCCACCGCATTCGCTTCCTCACGACGCCCGTTCTCTTCCTTGATGACCTCTGACTCTTTAATCTCGTACTGTTTGATGTACTCAGAGTAGTGGTCGTAAAGAAGTGTTGAGTATCCCAAGAACTCAGCGAAGTGGTTAGGCAGGTTAGCGGGGTCGGAGCCGATGTTATTCTGGATATACGCCAGCTTCAACGCCCGCAAGTGGTTGATGACATCATCAGCACTAAAACCTGCCACAGTTAAACCTCTTGCTCTGGTTCTGGAGCATCTTCTGGTGTGAGTTCTGGAGTGAAGATGTCATCGAGCCGAGCTTGAGTTACCTCGTCTAGCGGGTCGCCACCGAGTTGTTCTACCCCTTGACGAGCGGGTGGTAGCTCTGGCTCCTGGAACCCACCGTGCAATTCCTTGACCATCTTGTTGGTCTCTTGCAGGAGGTTAGCCCACGGCTGGAACCATCCAGGGGTTTGACCACCCACCTCTTGGTGAGCTGCTGCTGGTGTTGGCATCGCTGCACTGGCTGGTCGCTGCACCCCATCTGGCACCTTCGCACTCTTGAACTTCCAGTACTCATTACCCTTCTGGCTCTTGGCATAGAGTAAATCCCCATACACATGACTACCAGGGATAGGCACATTGCCTACCTGTTTGCCCATCGAGACGTCCTTATCGACGCCATCGAACTGGCACCAGTAGGTTTGAGTTGCTTTCGCCCCCTGGAAGTTTGGCGTGTATGGGTCACCGAGCGGGTCGGCTTTTAGTATTTGGTAAAATTGACTCATGCTTATTCCTCCTCTTCATTTAGCACTTCAAGTAATAGCTTGACTAGATGTTTCGTCGCCTCACTATTCCCATCCACTTGTTCAAACAATAAGTCGATTGCATCCTTTGATGTCTTATGCAGTGCTTTACTGAGTTCTATCTCAGATTCCATTCTGCCGACGCCAAGAAGTAACTCTCTGGTGCCGATTGGCAGACCATTCTCATCTTCCTTGACGATGAGGATTGCCATGTTCTGACCCTCGTAGTTGTCCATGAGCCCCTGGATAGTCTCCTGGAAGTCAGACAGTCTCTCCTTACGCATGTCTACCATCTTCTGGTAATCACCAACAGATAGGCTGCTGACCTTTTTGCCACTAGTGTTCTTATCAAAGTTAAGCTTCATTAAAATAGTCTCCGTTTATTTGGTGTTGATTCCCATGCGTCAGCCAGTCGTTCAACCGCAATAGCGATTTGTTCAGTCGCATTAGCCAGTCGTTCGAGCAGGGCTGCCTCGTTGGTGAAGGTGTGTGTCTGACCGTTCGGGTCATTCACTGGCTGTGGTGTGTCAATAACTACCGTCTTTACCGCCTTCTTTTGCGACAAAGCTTCGACTAGCTTTCGGTAGTCATCGAAGGTATCCGTATCGAAGATACGCTTGACCGTCATCTGTGACCTGCCTGTTGCCCCACGCACAACCTTGTGGCTGCACCCACTTGCCTGAAGTGCTTTGATGCTTGTGTGCTCTTGTGCTGTCAGCCACTTGTATGCTCTGACTTTCTTCCCGTTCTTATTTGGTCGTGCCATTTTCATTTCTCCTTGAATTATGATTCCATTAATTTCTTGTAGCTCTCAGGATACTCGCTGCGTAACTTACTCATCATTTCTTGAGGTGTGAGTTCGTTCCACTCTGCGTAACTCCAATAAGCTTTCACCTTGTGGTAGGGCAAGAAGCCCTCGAACGGTGGTAGTTGCTTCAGTGCGAAGACTGCCTCGATGTCATCAATCTCTTTGTCAATCTCTTCCTTATAGTCAAGAGGATTAATAGAGAAGGTGCATAGTCGGTAGTCGTCTGCGTTAAAGTAGTGCAAGAACGCATCGTTCACTTCATCACCCAAACAGTAGTAAGACAACTGTAAGCAGTGATGGTAGTACGGCTCTGGCGTTCCCTTCGATGACCGCCCTGTTGCTGCCACTTTGTCGTATGCCATCTTGGTACTCGACTTAATCTCGTGGTATATCTGACCCTTGTCTATCAGTTGAGCGAAGTCAATAAAGCCTACGCCTCCACGATAGCCACCCTCTTTCTGTAGGATGAACTTACCCTGTAGGATAGCCCCCTCTGCACTCTCAACCACGGTACCTGGTTCTACTTTGTTGGCGTCAATACCAGTTAAGAAGTCGATAGCTCTCGCCTCGACGTCATTGCCTCGTTGAAACTTCCCTAGTATATAGGCATCAAACTCTTTGTCTGGTACCCCCAGTAGGTCTAGCACCACCCATAGCGTAGGCTTCCCCAGTTTGCCACCAGAGATTTTACCTGACCGCTCTCGTGCTGCACGGTTGAGCTTATTGGTGCTCTCTAACTTCTGAGCCAGCTTATCGCCAAACTCATAGATACGCCTCGGGCTTGCAAAACCCTCTATTTCTCTCATTGGTATTGCCACTCATGACCTCCTTTATGTTGGTTAAAACGGTTGTCTGTGTAGCGGTGTAGGTGGTAGGCTTGCCAGCCCTGCCAGTTCTGCATCCGCTACGGTCAATGGTGGTGCTCCGTGTTGTCCGTCTTCATCGTTGCCAAACAGTTCGTCGTCGACGGCATCCCGATGAGACTCGTACTCGTAGTACTGTCCAAAGATTTCTTTTATTGTCACCCCCCGTATATACAGGGTTGCAATGAGCCCTGCGGATGGTGTTGTCGCAAGACTGTGATACCTGGGTATCACATCTTGGATGAGTTTTGCCATACATTTTCCTTTCATTTATTAAGCAAGGCTTGTCCTTTATGCTTTGCTACCCCTGACTATACCAGATGCTTATGTGGTAAGTCAATGGAGATTGTAATACCTGTGGATAACTATTCTTTATATGGTAGTGGTCGTGCCTCCGCTTCTTTAGGTTTCACTTGACTGGGTATCCAGTCGTAATCTGGTAACTCGGTAATTCGGGTATTCTCCCACCCGAAGGTCAAGAATCTTTTGTCGTATTCAAGTGGCATGTTGCGTGACTTGATGACCTTGACAAAAAACTTGTTGGTTTCAAACTCGTTCTCTAGGTTCTTGCGTGATGCTACCAGTGCGATGTCGGCATCGTACCCGATAGCACTCGTACCCATGAGGTCTTCGACTTCTATGTCTGTCCACTTACGCTTGAACTTGCCACCGTCACTCTTGCGTAACGATACAATGACCATGAATGGTATCTCGTACTTGAGTGCCATAGCCTTCATGAGCTTACTCATCTTTGCCACTTCGTCCAGCGTCATGCCTCGTCCAAGATACTGGAGGTAATCAAGCACCACGAGTTTTACCCCGACGGCTGCTCCGTTCTTGAACAGGGCATCGATGTGTCGGTAGTCAATCTGGTAGTCTGACTGGAACATGAGGTCTAGCCCCTCGACGGTGCCTCCGTTCATGTGTCGTACTCGTGACCCTGCCTCCGTCATGAGCATTTCTAGTGTAATGAATAGCACACCGTGCTCTCGTGCGACGTTGACTGCTATGTTCTGAGCCAATGCTGACTTACCGTTGTTGGTCTCGCCACCTACCAGTATGAGTTCACCTGGCTTGAGCCCACCTATCTTGGCGTCCAGCGTTGGATAGCCTGTCGATATACCCGATACCTTGCCCCATAGCTTGGCTGCTTCCTCGATATCTGCTGCGATGTCTGAGATATGAGTAAGCCCACCCTGCTCGATAGCCTCTCGTTTAGCAAGCTCCTGTTCACCACCTAGCACGATGTCTTCGATGTCTGCTGGCTCTAGCTGGCTGAGTGACTTGAGGAGGCTGGCTTTTCTATACTGTTTTCTTCGAGCTTCCTCGTCATCTGGTTTACTATCTTTCTCTGGCACTGTACCCTCGCTCTCTGTTCTCTTATATCACTTAGTTTATAACGGTGCTGTTTGGCTGTCTCTGCCAGTGCAACATAGCTCTCGGCTCTCGTGAGTGCTGACTCGATGTCGAGCTGCTCGTAGTCCCATATAGCTGCTTTGGCTTGCTGGCTGAAGAATGCTACCTGTTCATCTGTCTCTCTGAGTGAGTCGATGAGGAACTTGAGCCATGACTCCTCGCTCTGCAACTTCTCTGTTTGAAAGTAAAGTTGCCGTTGGTCTGGAGTCATAGCTTCAAGTATACCCAGCTCTGCCGTGTAGTCCCTAGCCACGGATAGCCTCTTGCCCCTCTCGTTTGACTTCTGCCTCGTCCCTGGCTCCGTTCGGGTTGAACCATACACCGCTCTCATCAATCTTAATAGATGATACCTCGGGTACAGGCTTACTCATTTCCCACTGGAGCAGTCGCTCGAGTCCATCGAACAGTCGGTCTATCCCACCAGTCATATTGTTTTCGACTAGGATGTTCAGTTCGTTGCTGTTCTCTACCTCGACGATTTCTGGTGTGATGCACTGTGAGAACTTCACGCTTGAACCATAGCCGTAGTCCCATGTCTTTGAGTTCTCTACTATCCTGAAGATAATTCTGCGTAGGAACTCTGAGTGGTTGACCACTGCTAGGTCTGTTATCGTAAGAGGCTCGTCGTGTTTCTTGAGCGTTATCTCGATGTGTCCACACTGAGTTGACTCGATAGCTGTGAGCTGTGTCCTGACTCCTCCTGCCTCGAGTGCATCGACGAGTCTCAGTACTCGTTCACCCCTATGGTTGATGTCCTTCTCGTTCATCCGTGCCATTTGGTTTAGGTTGAGCACCAGGTTCACTCGTCTGTTACGAGCATTGCCGTTGTGCATCGAACCCCATGCCTCGGGTAGACCTTCCATGTGTCTACCCATGTCTATGTAGTCACCAGTCACGTCGTAGTCCACGTTGGTACCTGACTCGTTGATGTCTCTGACTCGCATTTCTGTTGGGTCGTATTTTACGACTGACTGTGGTTTGTTGCGGAACGTGTCCATCGCTACCTCATAAGACTCGAAGGCGTTGAACCTATCTGCTCCTTGATTAGCTGATGAACCGCTATGCTTTGGCTCTGTCATGTTCGTTGCCACAAAGTCGAGTGCTCGGTCTACCCCATCGAAGAGGCAGACCAATGCACCGCTATGGAGGTATGTCAGATACTTGTGACTGTCGAGTTCACCTATGGTGTAACCCGAACCTGAGTCTATGACTCTGATGTCTGTTGGTTGTATCATCATTGCCTCCTTTAGATTAGTACGTCTTCTAGTTTCACAGCTTCCACGTTAGATGGTACTGCTGATGCCTGAGACTCGAACACTTTGGTTGTCACCTGTGTAACGTCCTGTTTCTTGTCATCTGGCACTGAGCCTAACAGTGTTGCTGCAATGACCTCGGGTAGTGGTTGCCCTACGTTGAGCAGTGCTGACCCCTTCTGTGTTGCTCTCGGGCTGATGAGTGCTCGGATGTTATGCTCTGCTACATAGTCTCGAGTTGCCTTAACTGCCAAGTACCACGGCTTACCGTATGAACCGACTGCCAGTTTCTCTTCCAGCTTGTCATCGATGAGCCAGTCTATAACTGCAAAGCGGTCTAGTGTTGCTGCATCGAGTTGGTTACGTCCGACGTACTGCCTGTTAGCTCCGTTGCCATAGGTGTTAGCTGATGCGATGAAAATAAAGTCTTCATGCTTCTTGACCATAGCATCTGGAAAAGCACACAGTCCGTTGGATAGTGCTGCGTTTACCTGGATGAGTACGTTAGCATTACCTGCATCAATCTCGTCCATCAAGAACACACCACCGTGCTCGTATGCTTTACGGAAGTGAGTACCGACGTAGTTACCGTTGGCATCCATGTACCCGATGATGTCTGACTTCGATGTCTGTGCTCCGACACTCATCGAGTAGAATGGTAGACTCAGTGCTTTGGATACCTGTTCACCTGCGTGAGTCTTGCCTGTACCTGCCATACCTACTAACAGTGGTGATAGTCTCAGTGCTGAGTATGTGATGAGCTGCTCGAGTTGCTTGTGCTTGAGCCCTTCGAGTTCAGTTACTTTGTCACCTATTTTAATCTCGAGTTTCTTGCGTGAGTGTACTTCTTCTTTGAGCTCCTTGAGCTCTTCGTCGATGCCCTCTTCTATCTTAGCTTCAAGATGTTTCTGTAGATGCAACAGACCATAGAGTGAGTCTGCTGTTGATGCAACCTCCTGCTCTGGTACCTCTTTGGTCGTGCTCTCTTCTGGTTTTGTTTCGTTATTTTCTGGTTGTTTCTGTTCACCTTCTGGTTGCGAACTCTTGCTCCGACGCTTGATGTACTCGAACACCTCCTTCTTTGGATATGCGTACTCCTTGCCATCATCATCGTACTTGACTCGTACAGTACGTTGAGTGACTTCCTTCACTTCACCGTGTGCACCTGTCTGCTTGTTGGTTACTTTGAATCCTGGTTTCAATTCGTCTCGTCCTCCTTCTGCTGGCTGAGGTTGCCCTTCACCCGCTTTAGTTATCTGGTCTTTTGGTACCTCGAAGTACTGACCGTTGACGTCTACTCGTATGGTACCTTGCTGTTCTGATATAGCTCGAACCGTACCTTCACCGTGAGGCGTCGATACTCGTTCACCCTGTTCGATGATACTACTCCACGCCATGAGCATCCTCCTTTAGATTTCTGAAACGCTCCAGTTCTGTCACTAGTTTCTTGTACTGACCTAGTGGCATGAGGTCTGGTTCTTGCTCGTACTTGATGTACGTTACTCGTGAGATACCAAGTAGTACTGCCACGTCTTGCTGCGTGAGTCCTAACTCTTTTCTCTGAGCCCTAAAGTTATCTTGTGCTGCCACGTTCTGCCTCCTTGATTATGTTCTTGATGACTCGTCCTATGTAGATTTGTCTGAGTGCTCGTGCCGTTGTCTTTGAGACCTTGACCTTCTTGTGCAAACTCTTCTCCATGTCTCGATAGATAGATGGTACCAGATGCTCGACGAGTCCTACGCCTATGCCCATTTCAAGTGCCTGAGACTCGATGACCATCTTACGCCACTGCTTGTCGTTGATGTTCTCGACGGCATCCGTAAGGTACTCGAGTGCCTCGTTGCTTGCTTGCTGGATGAGCTTCTTACCTTCTGTCATCTTAGCGTCCTGACTGTCTATCCAGTCCTCATCTGTTGTGCTCGTGCTGTCCATGAGCCTCCATTTCATTTAGATTTAATATGTATATATATCTTAGCATAGTGCTACAGGTTCTCGAGTTCTTGCTCGATGACCTTGAACACCTTGCCAATGAATATACTCCTGATGACCTGAGCTTCACCGTCCTCGATGCCTCGTTCTTTGAGGTCGTTGACCATACCCTCTATGAGTGGTACAAGATGAGCCATGAATCCAAGCCCAAGCCCAATGTATACAGCGTGTGCTCGTAGTGCTTCTACTCGTGCTTCCTTCGTCCTAATATGTTGAGTGAGTTTTACCATCTGTAGTGATGCTTCTCGTCCCGCTCGTAGTGCAAGCTCTTGCCCTACTTCCATCGTCTCGAGTAGTTCATCTGATACTTTGTCTGCCATGCTTATGCTCCTTTAATTATGCTTACTAATAGACCTGGTGCAAACGGGAACAGGTACAGAATTGCCAATACGATGTTACTCGTGATGAGCAGTCCCACCTTATGCCGTTTAACGACGTACCATAGGATACTTGGCGTACCTATGCGGTTGAGCTCGTTGAGTCGTGCCTCCTTGCCGTTGAGCTTAGTTGATATTGCGGTCTTTTCGTACTCCATAGCTTTTGCCATGTCGTGCCCCCCTGTTGTTTTAGTTTAATCCTGGTCTTATGACCAGAGTGCAAGGGTACTCGTGGTACCCCTGCTGCTCTGAGCACTAGCCTTATGAACCTACGTTAGCATCGAACTCGTGCCCCTGTACTTGCTCGACGGCTTCGTCTATCGTGGCATTAATGTATTGCCAGTTGACTCGTCCTGTCTCTGAGATGTAACCGCTCCTGATGAGCTCCGTACCGTTCCGACCATACCACCCCTGTAATCTGAGGTAGTCTTTGGTCTTGATGAGATACGCCCAGGCTTTGAGATAAGTCTTTGAGTCATGCTCTTGACCGTCGAACCCCTCAACTATTCCACAGGCTGTGAATGTATCTTTGATGGTCATGCTCGTGCCTCCTCGACTTGCTTGATGTAGTTGTACACTTGCTCGTGCTCGTGCTGTAGTGCTCGGTATACCTGAGTATCCTTGCGCTTCTTTGATACCATCTGGTCAAGTATCTTGCCCAGTTGCTCGTGTAGTCGTGATACTAGGGTGTTCAAGTCCAAGTACTGTACTCTGTCATCTCGTGATAGTTCCACAGGTATAGCGTCGTATCCTACGGCTTGCCAAGCCCAAGCGATATGCTTGCTCGTAGTGTTTGAGTACCCTCGTACATTGATAAAGTCCAAGCCCCCAACTCTGAACGCCAGAGGGTAATGGTATCCGTATGAATATACGTTGCCGTCCGTGTCCGTAAATACTGAGCTGCACCGTCTCTCTCTCGTGCTTGTGGTGTTGTATGTTCGTGCTATAAAGTCTCGTGTTGTCATGGTCTAGCCCTCCTTGTGGTCTAGGTTACATCTGTTGTCGTGGTGTAGCGGTGATTCTTTGGTCGTGCTAAACTTCTTGTCTAACATCTTGAGTCTCTTGCAAAAACTCGTTACTGATTCTGTCATAAGGTGTATCCTTCCACTGTTAGAATGTATGCTATGTATATTGCTTGTTGTTTGTCACTCATGATTATATAAACTCCAGTGGTGTTACCTCGTGGTATGCTATTGCGTCTTGCTTGAGCTCGTACTTGAGCTTCTTGATGGTCTCGAGTATCGTATCGAACTCGTCTGATATGACCACTGTCACGCTGTCTTCTCGTACTCCTTGCCAATACCCCACTGCTGGTTGTACTGTGAATCCCTCGTGGTACTTGCCCAGTACCTTCTCGAGTTTGTCACGCTCCACCTTATGTGTTTTGTTATTTGAGCCTATGAAAAGCTCGATGGTTTTTTTCATCTTCGTACCTCCTACGGTTACATTATGATGATATTATATGACCAGGGTTGACCCCTGTTACTGACGCCAAGTGCTACGCTCTCTGATGTATCCACCAGGTACGTTATTTTAGGCATCAGTAACAGAGGCGCAAGCGGTTGCAAGCCAAGCATATAACAGGGGCTAGTGCATTTTGTTTCATGTCAGATGACTAACTGACGATGCCTGAATCATATGCTTATATGGTTACATTATGCTTGCGGTCTGTTGTTTGTTGCGTAAACCTGCTACGGTTTACTCCTACAGTGCGCTCCCGCTACGCGTTTTGCGCCCGTAGTAATGAATTGTAAACGTGCTTATAGTAGGATACCGCCTATACGATACCCGCCCCTGTTATCATCGCTCAAAATACCTATAAGCGTATAGCCTATAACCTGTTTACACTTCTGTAAACTCGCTTGTATAGCATCGGTAGGTATCGCCTACCCCTATACTACGTTTTGCGGTCACACTCTCTGTTTAAGAGGTGATGATAAGGTTTAGAATCAAACTTGCTTCTCTGTTTGACCTCTATAAGTTTTAAAGTTTCATGACGGCTTGTCTGCTGTCATGCCCCTATACTACGCTATGAATATGAATATGTCAAGTATAATATGCAAAAAGTTATCCACAGGCTATATACAAACAGTGTGACACTCGGGGCAAGTAATGCCCAACAACCTATTATCTATCATTGTATATGTAAGGATGAATAGTAGGATGAACATATAGGGGCAAAACAGATACTGTATCTGTATCACTGACCCTGTAACTACTGACAGATAGAACCCTAACAGGGGTAGATATGTTATAATATGCCTTCTACGTCGCAAAATACACATTGTGCGACATGGATTAACAGGGGTGAGACGGTCTGTTCCTCCTGTTTTGGCTGTCAACCTATAGACAACAGGGCAAATATATTATATAAGACTAGGGCTGACCTCTGTTATCAGACCCCCACCCCGCTTTTTTGTGGGTTCCCATCACTACTATAATAAGAATAAAAGACATAGGTACTTGTAGACCATCTGATAAAACCTGACCCCCCAAAAAATACACCAAAGGTAACCTTTTGGGTTACTAAAGTAACCACTTGGTATGCTATAATGGGTTACATAAGTAACCAGGAGTATCCATGAGTAAACAAATTAAGGTGGCTGACGAGGTTTATGACCGATTAAAGGCTGATGCAGATGCTAATTATAGGTCTATGAGCGGGCAGGTGGAGTATTTGATGGACAAGGCTGCTGGTGTCTCTGTTATTTTAGGGAATAAAGTCGCTACCACTGAACCACCAGACTTATCTGGAGTTTTTAAGGAGACCCCTAAAAAAATCGTCGGGGCTACGCCCAGAGGTAAGGGTGAGGTGTTGGCGGATATCCGAGAATTGGAGGCTAAAAGGGATGAGGAATTGAGATATTGTCAGGATGACGAGATTGGTCGGCAGATTACTGAGCAGTATGCTGATAAGGTTAACCCACTTTGGGAGGAGTATAACGGGCTTTAGCGCAGTTCTTTAACAACTCTTGGTGCTGCTTCGCAATGGTCAGGCAGTTAAATGGACTTCTGCAGTCAACAGCCAAGAACTCGTGCAGATGTAAACGAGTATAAAGAAGTCATCTGATAAACCACAAGTCGTGATTGTGGGACGCAAGGTGCAGCGTTACAACGAGAGGGTCACGCCCTCGCACCAAGTGTCTGACATCGGGTGGCACAACGTAAGTCATAGGGTATATCCAAACCATGTTGCTGCAAACAACGGACAGCTTACAACCTATGGATGCGGTGGGAGTAGACGACCCACGCCACTCGAACCAGGCACTTATCAATCAAAGTAAAGGAGAATAATTATGGGCGAACTAGCAGATGACTTTCGGTTTATGAAAGAACAAGCCCTAAAAGAACGTGCCAAAAAAGAGCCAACAAGGTTTGAGTATGCTACCGACTTGCTGATGAACGCAGGTCATAGGGTAGGGTTAGACCCCAAAGATAATAAATGTCTGATTGTAAACGGTTCTATAAAACTCTACCCGTACAAAGGCTGGTGGAGTGGCAAGGGCGTTGGTTCTGGTCGTGGTATACACAATCTAGTGAAAAAGCTAACCCCCAATCAAAGTAAATAGAGGAGAATAAGATGAGCAACTTGGTAAAACACGCAGAATACGAACTGAAACTAGCTGGACTGTTCGACAAAGACAGCGATTACGACGGTATGTTAGGCGAAGCTGTACTGGAACTTGTCAAGGTGTTTGCGAAACAGGGACACAGTGGCTTTTCAGCTCAAACAGTCCTACAACTATTCAACGAAGTAGCCAGTTTTAAGAACCTTACGCCTATCGGCAAATCAGACGATGAATGGATGGATGTGTCGGGAATGACCGCTGATGGCAAGGGAATGTGGCAGAACAAACGCAGAGGTACTACATTCTCAAGAGACGGTGGCAAAACATGGTACGACATCGACGACGAAAGCCTGAACAATGGGGACACTTGGCAAGCCCATCCCACAAAGGAATCACTATGACCATAAAACAATGGATAGAAACCTACGCAAGAGAGCTTGAGGGTTCTGACGCTGAAAGGGAGCTGATGAAAGCAGTCCGAGAACTGGTAGTAAATGCAAAGCCTGAGATACAAGCCAACCCACTTGGCGCAGTAACAATTGTAGACTGCCAAAGAGGTTTAGACACCTACCAAGCTAATCTACTAAAAGCGATAGGAGAGAGCGATGAGTAAAAACCAAGAACTCGGTCTACCTTTTGGCAAAATGCAGAAGATACGCATAGCGTTTGATGTAGACGGTACGCTTAGGTGTAATTGTACCGAGACTTGCCAATACCCGAACATCAGAATATTACAACTTTTCTCAATACTAGATACTTTTAAGAATGTAGAGCTATTCGTGTGGTCAGGTGGCGGTGCAGCATACGCACAAGGTTTTGCCAGACTTTACGAGCTACCAGTCAAGCTGAAAAACTGCATAAGCAAGGTAGACGCACCCGAAATGGACATAGCTATAGACGATATTCAGGACACCGCCATAGGTAAAATTAACTTGATTGTGAGAGAGAAATGACCATTGACACCAAGATAGATGAAATACTCAATGATTTTGCTGACGGCATAGCAGCAGAGGAAGCTTGGATTGACGCAAAGAATGACATCAAGGCACTTATGGCGGAAGCCTACAAGCAGGGATATATTGCAAAGGGGATAGAGGAGTTGAATAAATGAGCTTTCAGGAAGAATTAGAGAAGATACTAACTGACCTGGTGAAACAAAACGGTGCTGAGCTAATGCACGAAAGGCTGAAACACCCAAGCATCGAGAAAGCCCTCACCTCAATCATAAACCTAGTAGATAAAGTAATTGGGGAAGACGAGTACCCCAAAGAACACATCCCAATGCGGATAGGTGAACTGGTTGACTATAAAGCAGAACGCCTCGCCAAACTCAAAGCAGGAGATGAATAGGGTGAAAAAGTGGGAGAAGGATAATGTCATTTGACTCTGCCAATGATATCTCCTGTGGTGGGAAAAAGGTCTTCCTAACCTGGAAGCAAGCTCAGACGCATAATCATCTGATGAGACGAAGGGGCTCACCCGTGAAAGCCAAAGGGATAAAGATTGAGAAGCTGCATGTTTATAAATGCAAGAGCTGCAAATACTTCCATCTTGGGCATCCCCCACGCAAACGTCTCTCTTATTAACTTACTGAGCTTATTGAGCTTACTGAGACTCGCCCTCGATAATGTCTCGGTCTTCATCTGGCGGGTTGCCAAAGGTGAGGATAACTGTTTTCTGCTGCTGGATTGCTACCTTCTGGACTGGGGTGCCTATCTTGTGCCTAATGCCTTCGATGGCTAGGTCGGAGCGAACCTTCTCACTACGGGCGTTCTCGACTAAATCGATAGCCGTATCCAGTGATTTCTCAGAGAAGGTCTCCATCTTGTCGTGGTACGTTTGGATTGCTCCTTGCATGTATTTTGCTTGGAGTTTGTTTTTTGCTGCCAAGATAATTAACTCAGTTGCTCGCTGATGGTCTCGTGAGCCACTATCTGAGTTATGCCACTTCACGACACTCGGATGATTGGGGTAGGCTTTCCTAAATGCAGGGGCTTTCTTCGAGCCACCCTCAATGAGTTTAATAAACTCCTTGTCCTCGGGGCTTAGTCGTCTTGGTACAGTGACATACTGATTACTCATTTGTCTACCAGTTTGGTCTAATTATCTTCTTACCCCTGAATGGAGGCTCTGCTAGTGGTTCATCTAGGTCAAATCGTCCATCTGGTTGGACAGATATCATGCCAGAAGGTGACTGACCATCTGGGGCTCCAACGTCTAGCCGAGAGGAGTGGACTTGCCCATCTTCACCGACGACGTTAATCATCTCACCCTTAGCTGAGTTCTGCCCATAACCCGATGCTCCCCTTACGGAAGTACGGTAAGCGAATGAGTCTTGTATGCGAGCTTCACCCATTGTTGTAGGGAGTGGCACAAAGGCATCCCTGCGGTTCTCTGAGGCTGCTCTACCGTTATCGATAGCGACTCTGGCGAGTTCTGGGGGTCGCTTTAATATACCCGAATGCTGGGCTCTGATGGACGCCTGGTAAGCCATACCCAGGTGATGCTTGGTGAATGTCTCGCCAGTCAAAGGGTTTACCTCGTCATTTGCGGGCATCTTGTTAAGGTAGACAGAATAAATGCCGAAGCGTTCATAAAGAGACTGAGCGATGTCTTCTAAGGAAGCTGTATGAATTGATACTGACTCAAGAAAGTCTGGGTCAACAGGGGTATTCATTGGTTCCAAAGCTTCTTGTTTTGGTTCCAAAACTTCTGGCTCTGGTACCAAAGGAGTCTCTTTTGGAACCTCGATTGTTGATGCAACTGCTTCGATTTCCTCATCAGTTACTGGCTGAGTAGATTGGAGCTCTACGGGAGGATTATCTGCGAGAATCTGACGCTCTAGCTTGCGACGAAGGTGAGCTACGACCTCTGGGGGTACGAGTTTCTCAGAGATGAGTTTATTGTTTTTTTGGAACCTGATTTGGTTTTTGGTAATAAAACCTGCGTATTCACCGAAAGTGATTTTAGCCACGATATTTTCCCTCATTTTCTTTGTTTATTGGCATTACAGATAAATGATATCACAGTGGGAGACTTACTGCATCACGTCTGATGGCTTACAGCTCCCAATAAAATATACCATAGAAGTTTCTAGTAGATGGTTTGTTTGTTACCCCCCTAACCCCCCTAACATAATAGGGGGGAAAGCTACATTTTCTATATGCAAAACAAGAGCCAGGAGACACCCCCCCTACCCCCCGCAGATTCGTGGCAGCACGAAACAGCAGTTGGTGAGGGGGTTGTCGATATGCAAAAACTGTCACCTATCAACACTGAGTTACCCTCATAGCTCAACGATAGCTCGCTAACCCATCCTGTCCACGACCTTACGCCCGTATCAGGAGTCGGCTAAGGAGTCAGCTTTCGGAGTTGCACCGTCTAAGCTATCGCCCCAAACCAAAAAAGCACCTCCTAAGAAGTGCTTGATTTTGGGTATGTGAACATCGTAAGTTCACCTGTAGTATAGCATGTGATTGTGGTGTTTACGATATATTTCATACTCCCTTAATTTAGCACCATGGTATTATTAGGTCAAATAGAAAATACAAATGAAAGGCGAAAATGGCACACAAACTTCCATACCCACACGCTAAACAGAGGTCATTCATGCGTTCGGGGGCTCGTTTCATGGCTTTAGTGTGGGGTCGACGTAGCGGAAAATCACTAGGTATAGCGTTATACACGATGCTCAAGGCACTAGAAAAGCCAGGTAATTATTACATCATTGCACCTACTTACACCCAGGCCAAGTCAATTTATTGGCAAGATATTCTCAAAGTTTTGATTCCAGATGCTATCGTCAAAAAGACTGACGAGGGCGAATTGTACGTTGAGTTCCAGCAATTACACTACCAGTTGGAAACAAAATCCATTCTTGGTTATAACATTGACTGCGACCACTCTAAAGAGGCAAACCCATCTCGTATTTACCTCAAGGGTGCCAACAACCCCGATAGCCTCCGTGGTGTATCTCTGAGTGGGGCAGTCCTTGATGAGTTTGCTTTCTTCCAATACGGCTCAGATACCTGGAGAAAAATCATCCGTCCTGCACTGGCTGACCAACAGGGGTGGGCAATCTTTAGTTCGACCCCTGATGGCGTCCACAACCCGTTCTACGATATCGTTGAGTCTGCTCGAACCTCGATGGATTCGGATAAGCAATGGTACTACTCTCACGCCACAGCACTAGACAACCCTTATTTCCCGAAAGACGAGTGGTCGGAAGCCAAGATGGAATATGAGCGAGAGGGCAAGATTGACGAATGGGTACAGGAGTGGGAAGCCAAGTTTACGACTCCGAGCTCTCTGGTATACAACGAGTTTAGTGAAGATGTCCACGTCATTAACCCAAATACGATTCCGAGAAACAACGTCACTTTCGCTATCGGGATGGACTTCGGGCTCAAAGACCCATTCGCTGCCGTCTTCGTGGCTATCGATAAGGACGACAACTGGTATATATATGATGAGATTTATCTGCCAGACCTCCCCGTCGACAAGATTGCCTCCATATTGCACACCAAGATGGGAGACCAATACTTTACTCGTATTATAGGAGACTCCGCTGGGGCGACAGAAATTGCCTCACTCAAGTCTAAAGCACTGGGCGAGCAGCGAGTCTGGGTCACTCCTAGCAAAAAGGGCAAGGACTCCATCCGTGGTGGTATCCGCCAGGTCAAAACAAAGCTCTACGTTCGGGAATCGACTGGCAAACCCAAGCTATTTGTCGGGCGTAACTGCAAATCGATTATCCGTGAGTTCCAATCCTACAAGCGATTGCGTGATGCCTGGGGAGAAGTCTCCGAAACACCCGAGGACAAGAACAACCACCTTATGGACGCCCTGAGATATCTCGTCAATGACCATGTGAATGGTGCTAGTCCGATTAAAAAGGCTCAAAAAATATACCACCCATCGACAGGAAGATTGTTGAGTTAGTGGTATGATAGTCTGAGAAGGAAATAAAATGGATTCAAAATACTTTGTCACTGATGACACCGCACTCGCAGCCTATCTCTACCTCTGTGGGCTCAAGTTTGTCGAAGCAACTATCTGGAGTGATGACAGGTTTCGCAAGAAATACGTTATCCTTGATGACCCTAAAAGGGTTACAATGGAGGAGGACTTCTACCTGCGTAGAACAACCGTCGCTCCAATGGACTACCATGATGCTCGAGTCAGAGTCTCCAGGTTTCTGAAACGTGAAATTAGAGACCCTCGCTTTGAAGATATATAAGTGATAAGATTATTCTAATAGAGGACAAACATGGATAAAAACAAAAAACAAAATGACCCCATTGCCAACCTAAGAGACATTGATGCAGCTCAAGGTGTTGGTGGTTTCAGCGAAGCCCAGCCAAAAGACGGTAAAGGCACGAAAGAACAACCAAAAGTCGAGCAAAAAGAACGAGTTATTGACCAAGCAATCGAAGCAAAGAAGTGGTCAGACCGCTTTGAGGTTGCTAAAACCTATCAACTACCTCTGTTCCAGAAGTGGTCTAAGTCTGAAACGTGAAATTAGAGACCCTCGCTTTGAAGATATATAAGTGATAAGATTATTCTAATAGAGGACAAACATGGATAAAAACAAAAAACAAAATGACCCCATTGCCAACCTAAGAGACATTGATGCAGCTCAAGGTGTTGGTGGTTTCAGCGAAGCCCAGCCAAAAGACGGTAAAGGCACGAAAGAACAACCAAAAGTCGAGCAAAAAGAACGAGTTATTGACCAAGCAATCGAAGCAAAGAAGTGGTCAGACCGCTTTGAGGTTGCTAAAACCTATCAACTACCTCTGTTCCAGAAGTGGTCTAAGTGGTATGACGATATGTATGCTCACGTTACAAACCCTGCGATGGCTCCGTGGCGTTCTAAGGTCTACATGCCTATTATTGCTTCCAAAGTATGGGACTTGATTTCCCGTTTCATCCAATATCGCCCAGGCTGGGACGTATCTGTCCGTACACTCCCCGTAAATACACTGGATAAAGAGGCATTTGACCTCTACATGGACGAAATGAACGCCAAAACCGAGAAAGTTCGCATGAAACTGGCGTATGATTACGATTGTCCCCTAATGGAAGAGCCAATCCAGGATGAGTTGCTAGGAGTTATGCTTGACGCAGCCGTTACTGGTCAAGGTGTTGGACGAGCCCCCTATCTCAACAAGACAACTGACTACAAGCAGTATGTTACTGGTGAGTCTGGCATGGATTACTCGAAAGTGAAGAATGACTCCGCTACCGAAGGGTATAACGCTTTCACTGGGGTGAATATCTTTAACTTCTTCCTCAAGCCAGGGGCTAAGGGGTTGCAGAAGTCTCCGTGGGTTATTATTGCTGACCAAGTTCCTGTCTACGAGCTGGAGCGAGACCCAAAGATTGATAAAGCAGCCCTCAAAACCCTAAAAGTCGGTGCCATTACGAATGAGTTTGCTCAATATGAGGCATCTCGTAACCGACTTATTACCGTGCAAGACTCGAGCTCACTCGATACAACCGTCCAAATGGCTCAGACTTACGAGTGCTGGGACAAAGAGTTTAATGAGTTAGTTATTTATGGCGTCGGTGGCACGGGCTGGGTGGAACTCTATCGTGGCGAGAATGTTTACTGGCACAAGAAGTACCCACTCGTTCCTTTCTATATACGTCGCAAGCCATATCAGTTCTGGGGTGAGTCTATCTTCGAGAACTCCGAGACCCTGCAAGCTGCTATTAACGACATCTTTAACCACTACATGGACTCGCACAACATGGCTGACGGTATGATTGCCATCGAAGAAGGCTCAGTGGTTGAACCGTATGTCATCGAACCAGGTGGAGAAATCCGCTATAGGGGTGAGTTACCGAAGCAATTTAAGTTCCCATCACCTGACGCCTCAAATGTCCAGACAGCTATGAACCTGATTAATGGCTCGATTGAAAACGCTACAATATCTCAGTATGCCTCTGGGGTGCCAAACTCAGCTAACGACCAGACGCAAGGTACCGCTACTGGTGTGACCCGTATGATGGAGGCAGCTGCCGAAAAGGTTGGCTTCATGCGGTCTAACTTCCGACGCTCATGGAGAGAAGTCGGTCAGATGTGGCTCTCTAATACGCAACAGTTTATGCGTAGCGATGTCGTATATGAGACGACCAAAAATGGTGAGAAGAAAACTGAGATTATCCGTCCCGAAGACCTTATGGGTATCTTTGGCGTAAAAGTCGATGATGGTTCATTTGAGCCAATCTCTAAAGACCAGAAGCGTCAGGACTACCTAGCTTACGTTGGTGCTCTCCAGCAATGGCAGACAAGCTCAGTTGAGCAAGCTGACAGGACACAAGACCCAACAGACGCCCTAAGATTAGACTGGAACGAGATTGTCATGCGTGGCTCTGAGCACTTTGCCGAGAACGCTTCTCACTTCCTTCTGCCTCCAGCAGCACCCCCAGCAGCACCCCCAGAGGCTCCACAGCCAGAACAGCCTGGCGAGCTTACAGAACCACTCCCAGCTGAAGTAGCGATGTCAGAAGCCCCCGTTGACCCGCTATCCGTCCAACCAGACGGCAAGTCAATGCCCGATACGTTTCCTATTAGGAATGTTAATGCCCTAAGCCCAATGCTATAATGGAGTCATAATGAGTGATTACACCGATACACTGGAACGAAAACTAGCTTCAGCCCGCAAACGTGTCCGACAGGGAGCTGAAGTAAAACAGCTCAAAGCCAATGCCCCATCTCTATTCGAGATTATTGATGGCGAGATTTCACTGATAGTTAATAAAGCCTTTGGCGGGACTCCATTGACCCACGAAGAGTATTTGGATTATCATGGGCAGCACAAAGGTATCATGCGGATACGAGCCTTGATTGACTCGAAGGAAGCCGAAGAAGTCGCAGCCTCACAAGAGGTAGAAGCTATCGAAGGACAACTTAACCAATTCAAAAATGACCAAGCAGCCTAAAGACGAAACCCCAAAATCACAGTCACGAGTAGACAAGACTCACGGTGGAGAAGCCGTTGAGTCGATTGCTCCTGAAGACCTCGAGTCGTTTAATGATGCTAACTGTATTCATAAGACACTCGTCCGTGACCCCAGTGAGACTGAGTTTAATGCCTTTATGTGTGCCAACCCAGCGTGTAATATAATTGTGATGTATGATAAATTGTAGGTAAGTTAAATAAATGAAAAGGAAAATACAATGGAACCAACAGCAAACGATATAGCAGCGGTGCAAGCAACCCTGCCAACAGCTCCGCCAGTACCCGCAGAGCCAACCCCACAACAGCCACCTGCTGCCGAGCCAACACCTCAGCCAGTGGCAACAACACCACCAGCCCCAACTGAACCGAGCGACCCTTTCGCTACGATGTTTGGTACCGAGCAAGCTGCACCTGTGGCAGCCCCACCTGCCGAGCCGACTGAACCGTTGCCGAATCCGCAGCCAGGGATGCCTACGGAACCAACACCTCAGCCGACCCCTGCACCAGAGACATATCAGACGTATGATGAATATATGGAGTCTGTATTATCTGGAGTACCACAAGCCCCAGATGCCCCAGACCCAGACAAGATTAACCCAGACAATCCCGAAGAGATACGAGGGTTCTTCGATAGCCTTATGAGCACTGCTGAAAAGCGTATCGAAGCTAAAATCGAACGCAAGAACGCTATTCAGAATGCCGAACGCAAACAATGGGACGCAGCCTTTGCAGCTTATCCAACCCTTCGCTCTAACCAGAAGGTTCGTGATATGGTTCACAATATCCGTATGGGCTACTTCCAGAGGGGTAAAGCAATCACTCCAACTCAGGCAGCTAAAGAACTGGTTGACTCACTCAGCTCATCTTATAAGCAGGGTATTACAGATAACCAAGTCGTAACGACAATCCAGTCAGTCCAGCCACAGGGCGGGACATCTACACCTATCCCAACCACTTTAGACAGAGACTCAGTTATGAATGCTGTCCAGGATGGCGGTGAAGAAGCCCTGATGCAGATACTCGATGCTGAGGTAAAAGCTGGAAGATTGTAGTATTGCATTGAAATAATAGTGTATGATAGAGTTACTGTATAAGCAGTAATGTCTGCGATATAAAACAAACAAGGAGAAAAAAATGGCACAATCATTAACTTACAATAACGCTTCCCTTCGTGAAAGCCTGTTGGACATCATCACTAACTTAAGCCCAACTGAGAACCAGTTGTCTACTGGACTTGCTAAAAGCAAATCTACGAGCTCTGTACACTCATGGTTGGTTGACAGCTATGACGCTGTAACTACCACCTCAGCTGACAAAATCACTGTTGAAGGTGCTGACTTCGGTGCAGGTGACGTAGTAAACCCAACTCGCAAGACGAACTACACTCAGATTATCCGTCAGGACTGGAAAGTATCTGGAACTGAACAGGCTACTACCCACGCTGGTATGCAGTCTCCAAAGGCTTACCACATGGCTAAGTCAATGGTTCACTGGAAGGACAAGCTGGAATGGAGCATTGTCAACGGTGTTGCAGCTGCTGGTAACGCATCTACAGCTCGTGAAATGGGCGGTATCTTCGACCAAATCACAACCAACAAAATCGCCAACGCTGCTACCGACCTAACCGAAACACTCTTTGTAGACTACATGGGTGACGTTTGGGAAACTTCTAGCAAGGGTGTTGATGCAGCTTACGTTGCAGCAGACGGCAAGCGACTCATCTCTGGTTTCACAGCTGGTTCAACCAAGAACGTAGAAAGCAAGGACAAGCGACTTGTCTCAGCAGTTGACGTTTACGAATCAGACTTCGGTATCGTTAAGCTCTTCCTACACCGTTTCGTGAACGACGTTCTCGCAGCTGGTGGTACTGGAAACTTGCTGATGCTTTGTGAGAGCACATGGGCAATCGCCAGCCTCCGTGAGCCAAACAACTTCGACGCTCCAAAGGGCGGTGACTACGAGAAGGGTGCAATCATCGGTGAATGTACTCTCGAGGGTCGCTACGAAGAGGCTAACTTCGCTGGTAAGGGATTTACCAACTTAGGCTAGGACTGACCGCTTAGAAGATTAAGCTCTCCTGTACGGGGAGCTTTTTCTTTGCTATGATAGAGTCAAACAAGGAAACAAAAATGAAATCAAAGTATTCCAAGAACACCAACTCCCTCGCCCAAGCCATCCTTGAGCAAAAAGACCCTGTTAAACGATGGCGAATGGTTCATGACTTACTCGCATTACAGAATAAAAAAGCCCGCAAAGAGCAGAAGCAACAGGCTAAGGCGATGGCTGATATCCGAAAAGCTAAACTCTATAATACCCGCAAGGCTCGTAAGGGGCAGCTCCGCTTCGGTGTCTCTATCCCCAATATAACGTGGCAAGCACTGGTGGAAACTGATATCCTAGTAGATGGAACGAGCGTCCTGAAAGACCCAAAGAAGGACGAGTACCAAGACAAAAAAGCAACTAACAAAATCGTTCGGGATTTGGCACAAGCATTCCCCGAATACAAAGCGAGTGAATAATGAATGTAATCAACCAAGTCGATGTCCTGACCGCACTCAACAACCTAATGGGACGTCGAGTTTTGCCTGGTGGCGTCCAAGACGACCTCAAGCGTTACTGCCAAGAAGGTTTCAAATACTGCTGGCGTTATTACAAGTGGGGCTTCTCACTCTCCTCTGACACACTAGTCGACGATGGCAACGGAAACTTCTTCCTCCCAGAAGACTTTGACTACGAAGGCTATCGCAAGTTTATAGATTTAACAGAGGTACCTCTCGAAGAAATACTGACTACTACCTCTACCACCGTAGTGGCACTTGAGTGGGATACCACCGAGAATCGCTACAAACTCAACCCAGGCTCCGCAGCACAAGTCGTGTACCAAAGAACGCCTCCCACGTTAGGTACCGACGCTGCGGGGTCAGCTCCATTCCCATCTGCCCAAGTTGTCGGGCTGGCTGCGTCTATCTATGCGAAACAGGCTGAGAACCCAACCCGAGCTGATATCACCCAGGAGTGGGACGTGCTTCACTCCGAGTTAGACCGTCTTGTCGGGCGAGCTGACGTCGCAAAGGGTCGCTCAAGTGTGAGAAACTTCCATGACAAGATGGGTACCTACCCAGGAAATGTAGGATAAAGCCATGCAACAGTGGCAGCGACAACCTTACGCTCGCATCCGTCAAGGTGGTGCTGATGCTCCGTATAAAGAGATACGGGTTATTAACCCAGCCCGTGGACTCAATCTTTTAATCGCAGATATTTTGGCTAATGATAAAGAAGCCACTCAAGGTAGCAAGAACATCGAGTACGTCGAAGGTGGTGCAGCTCGCAAACGGATGGGCTACACCCTAGTTGGTGACGGGGCACCTCTCGCAACCGCTCCAAGGGGTCTAGGCTCATTTATATCCGAAGCTGACAACTATCCAATCACCTGTGATGGTGACACACTCAAGAAGTTATCTGGTGGCTCGTGGTCAGCTCTATCAGGGGTGACGCTAGATGCTACCGCTAATATCTCAATGACTTCTATGTTCGAGAAAACATACGCATGGGACGGTGTGAGTGGTGGAGTTGTCTTTAATGGTACTACCGTAACTCGCCCAGGGACAATGCCAAAAGCCAAGTTTTCAGTGGTTTATAAAGGCTTCCATGTTGCATCAGGGGTAGATGGGCAACCATTCCGTCTATACTTCTCAGCTCTTACTAACACATCAGTCTTCACCAACAACACCGTACCAGGGGCTGGTGACGTCGGTGTTAATGATGCCACCCAAGTGCCAGGAGCCACCGTCTTCTCTGGCACGGATACCACCGTCCAGGCGGTAGATATTAATAAGAGTGATGGTCAGAGCGTCGTGGGACTCGGTTTCTTCCAGGACGTTCTGATTGTTTTCAAGGAAAACTCAATCTACCAATTATACTTTAATGAGACTGGTGGCTTCGTAGTCGAGCGTATCTCTAGCTCATACGGTGCAGTTTGCCACGGGGCAATCGCCTCTGTTGAAAACGACTGTTACTTCCTCACAGATAAGGGTGTCTATGTTCTTGGTAACGAGCCGAACTACTACGCCAGCATCCGTACTAACGAACTTAGTTCTCGTGTTAAAACCCTACTACAGAGGATTAACCCATCTCAGTATGAAAGGTGTCGAGGCTATTACACAGATGACCGCTACTTCTTGTCTGTCCCACTTGATACGAGTGAGACATGTAACGCAATGATTGTATATGACCGTCGGTTCTATGCTTGGGCTTACTGGACAAATGTGTCTGCTAACGACATGCTGGTGTTCAAAGATAAAGATGGAGATGGAGCCAAACACTTCTACTTTGCTGATTATGACTCAGCTAACGTGCAGGAGTTCATCCCTGGCACATACTCAGATAATGGTGTCGGTATTGATGCGGTATTCATTACTCGAGCTTTTGAGGGTAAGGTGGTTGACCGTGAGAAGTACTGGTATGTACTCCGTCCTATATTCCGCCTGACAACAGGGGCAGTCCAGGTCTCATATATCACTGAGAACGGAACCGAGGGACAACCAGTCTCGATTAACCCAGCAGCTGTTGGTGGTCTTGGCGTTGACCAGTTTGGTGCTCTACTACTTGGGACGTCACAACAGGACACTTATACCGATTCTGACTTGGGGCTTCCTGGCTCAACAGGGGCTACTGAGTCATCCGAAACTGACTACACCCATACCGTCTATGATGTCGGGGTAAACCTTGATTCACGCACCCTAAAGGTCAAGTTTGAGAACAGTGGTGTTGATGAAACCTTCACCTTGCTTGGTTGGGCTATTCTCTACCAAGAAAAAGACCACGCCAGATTCGATGGAGCGTATACGGTTAGATAAAAGAAGTGTTATACTGGGCATATAATCCATAGATTAAAAACAAAAAGGAGAATAAAATGGCACAATACTGGATAGGACAGGACGGCAACGTCTGGCTCGCTAATAACAATGGCGGTGTTGAAAACATGGGCAAGCCCCTTCAGAAACTCGCAGGAGGTATTGAGGCTCAATACGGCTCTATCGTTGCTGATGAGATTGCAGACCCAAACCCAGGTAACGGTTCCACGACAACTACGACAACAAAAAGTTCTGAAGAAGATGACGCCAAAGCGAAAGAAGCAGCTGAACGTGCTGCTCTCAGGGGCGAAATCGGTGGCTACCAAGATGACATCAACTCATTATATGAACAGCTATTCTCTGACCTTGACTCCCTAGTTAAAACTCGCAAAGACGAGCTTGAGGGTCAGTATGGCGAACAGCTCGAAAAAGCTGGTAGCCAGTATGCAAAAGCTCTTCCTGAAATCCAACGAAGTTACGCTGCTCTCGGGGCTCAGGACTCGACGAATAACACTTACGCCAAGCTTGACGCAAAGGCTGGCTTTGAGGATACCACTAAGACTATCGGTAAGAACAAGTCAGACGATGAAGCTGCTCTTGGTAAATACGCCAAGACAACAAAAACAAAGTTCCAAACTGACAAAGACTCAGCCACTCGAGAAATTGGACGAGCTGGACAGACCGAAGATGTTAATGCACTTCGTAGTATGCGAGGTAGCTTAGAGGACAACCTATCAACTGGTCGGAACGCTCGAACTGAGCTTGGCACTGACGGCAGTGCTCGCAAGGAACTTTCCGCCATAACATCTGATAAGGGTCGCTACGAGGCTGCCATCGGTGCTCTCGACTCCATCATTAACAGTTCGATGAGTGGCTCAGTTAAACAGGCTGCTGTTAAAGCAGTAACAGATAGTGCTGGTCTATCCGACGAAGAGAAGAAAAAAGTCGACCAACAGTATGGCGACGTATACTCAGAGCAAGCAGCTCTGTAAGGAGCTGAAATGGATTTCTTTAGAAAAGCAACAAACTGGTTCAAAGGGGCATTCAACGGTAACGACGACGAAGAGAAAAAGCGTCGTGAAGCTGAGGCTCGTGCTCGTGCTGCCCAGCAAAACCAACAGAATAAACTAAGGGTTGACCGCCCACAACCTACGCAAAAACTCATTGTTGATGAGCCAAAGAAGAACCCACAAATCACATCTGTTAATCAGCTGTTCAAACCCAAGCAGCCAGTTCAGGCACCAGTAAAAGCCCCGCCCCCACTGACCAATAACAACAAGGCACAAGAGCTACTCCAGCTCCAGCAGAAGCACATGGCTGCTGCTTTGGAAGAAGAGAAGAGTCGTACCTCGAGATTCGATAGGCAATTCACTGACCGTAACTGGAATAAGCGAGCTGAAGCAACTGCTATCAGCCGTGCTACTCGTGAGTTCCAGGAAAAGTATGGCTGGAATAATGACGAAGTAGTTAAAGCATTCCAGGAACGTGCCAGGGGTAAGATAGATGAAGCGACTGAAGGTGGCTCAAGCCAGTGGGTAGCTCCAGTTCTATCAGCTGCTCGTGTCGGTACGGGTGTTGTACAGGGTGCTTCTGGTCTTTATGACCTGGCATCTAAGGGTGAAGGCACTAACCGTTTTACCAAAGCAGCAAACAAAAAGGCAGAAGAGCAGGACAAACTGGCTAAGGATATGGGCGTCGAGCCAGCCTATAAGGTTGGTAACATCGTCGGTGAGGTTGCATCTTACTTCATTCCTTCTACTATTGCAGCTAAGGCTGCCAGCAAGTTCCCAAAAGGGGCAAAGCTGACAGATGATATTGTCGAAAAGGTGGCAAAACTCGCTGATAACTCAGGGGATGCCAACAAGATACGCAAGTTCCTAGCTGACCGTATGCGAAAGAACTTCACTCTGGCAGAAGCTCTGGAGGAGTCTCTTATTACTGGTCGGTACATGGGGCAGAACACCGCTCGTGGTGGTGACACATCTGTATCCTCAGTTGCTACAGACTTGGTAGCTGGTATCGGGGGTGGTCTACTATTCCCTGGTGGTCGCAAGGCTCTCAAGAACCTTGATGATATTGACCCCGTTGACGAGGTTGTTGGCGGTGGTGCATCTGCTACAGCTGGTGCTATCGAAGACCGCCTGACCCGTAGCGTTGATGATATTGTTGATACCACTGAGAAAAAAGGAGTGCGTAACGCAACAGAGGACGAGTTAAAAGCTATTGTTGATGATGTAGAACGCCCAGCTATTGACCGTAAGCCAGCATCCGATGAGCTCAAGCGTCGAGCTGAACAAGCAGCAACTGATGCTAGAACCCCAAACCAAGAACAAACTGCTCTGCAACACAAGCAGGATATTGATAATGTTATTAAAAAAGCTGACGAGAACTTCGAGCAGTACGTCCAAAGTAACCCACAACTTACTCCAGCCCAGATAGAGGCTGAGAGAACTAAGCTCAAACAAGTCACAGAGAAGCTCATAGAAGACCTGCAAAAGAGTCGGCAAGCTGTTATTGGCGTAGTTGATGACCAAGCTGAACAAGCTGCTGAAACCGTAGCTAAACAGGCTGAGATTAACGCTCAGGTTGCTGATGAGGCTGCTGCTCGCACATCTCCTGCCCCAGAAGATGTTGTCCAGGCTACCCCCGCTCCGAATAGCCCAGAGGTAGATGCCAATAACCCATACAAGACTGGCGAAGATGTCTTATTCAATGATGCTCCAAAGTTTGAGGAGCGTAAGGGGCTTAACTGGTTCCAGAAGTTATCGCCAGACCGAGTTATCCGTGAGAACATCACGAGACCAATCGCTAGTAAACTCGATGAAGGCGTTGCAGCACTCCAGCGTTCAGATAGCAAACTCGGTAGAGGTCTTGGTCGCTTCTTTACTGGTGCCTCACGAGAAGCTGGTGTTGATGCAGCCACGCAAACTGCTCGCATGAAACTCCGTGGCGGTGTCGAGACTGGGAAAATCTACCGTGAGTCTATCGCTGACCTATCCAAGAACATGAAGAAGGAGTCAACCCAAAAGGTCTGGGCGTCACTTGACCCAGAGCAAGCTGCTCGTCTAGGTATTGACCCAGGTACCCTAACACCAGAAGAGCTGGCTTTGCAGGGTAAACTCAAGACCTTGATAGACGAAACAACCCAAGAGAACCTTCGACGTGGGCTCATTACCCCAGAACAAGCAGCCGAAGGCTCATATATTAAGCGAGCTTACACTGTGTTTGATGGCAACACCGATGCTGCTAAGTTTGAGCAAGGCTTCCGAGCTGAGTTGCTTGGACAATATAAGGGGCGTAAGCAGGTCTCTGATGAGATGGTACAAGAGGCTATCACTGACCCAACCTACTTGGTTGGCAAGAAGTCAGCTGAGTCTCAAGCTGTCTGGGCTATGCAAGACTACGGCAACTACCTTAATTCATCCAAGATAGCTATTGATACACCAAACCCTGGCTATACTCAATTACCAGATACCGCAGTCTTTGGTGAAGCTCGTGGCAAGTGGATACCACGAAACCTGGCAGAAGACTTTACTGGCTTCCAGTACAACAACGCTATGGTTTCAGCGATGAACGATGTGATTACCACCTATGACCGCTGGGGTATCCGCCAGGCTAAAAAGGAACTGTTGACTATCTTTAACCCAGCTGTTCGCTTAGGAAACCAGGTGACTAACCGTGGTATCTTCTCGCAACTCAATGGTATTAACCCCGTCCAGTTTAATAATGCCTATTACAAGGCAGCCGATGAGATTGCTAATAATGGTCAGCTATACCGAGAAGCAGCCGAACAGGGGCTTACGGGGGTAGATATTACCCAAGCTGAGTTCTTTGCTAAAAGGATTAACGATACTACTGGTGACAAGAATATAGCCCGTAAAGCAGCTGACTGGGCGAAGAAAAGCTATGCTGGGGCAGATGACCAGGCTCGAGTTGCTGCATATATGGTGCACCGCCAACGAGGATACTCTGCCGAAGAAGCAGCTCGACTAGTCCAACGTGGCTTCCAGGATTACAAATCTGTTGGCTTCTTCTATGACATGGCTGCAAAGACACCACTCATAGGTAACGCTTTCGTAAGGTTTGTGGCTGACTCAGTTCGTATTGCCAAGAATGCTGGTATCGACCACCCACTCCGCACAGCTGGTACGGTTGCCCTATGGTCTACCTTCGTTAATGGTATGAGTGTTGCCTCTGGTGAAAGCGAACTCCAGGGTGAAGATAATGCTACAAAGGCATTTAATCTTGCTACAGGTAAGAGTAAATCAGACAAACAGAAGCAGCGTGAGTCTCGCTTCGGTGCCCCTAAACTCCCATTTACAGATATATCTACGGCTGTGCAAACCCCATACGGTGAGATTAACGTCGCTCGTTTCATGCCGTGGTACCAACTCAGTAGCATCAATGACGAGGGTGCTGCTAGTGTCTCGAAGTTCCTACCGTTTAACCAGAGCCCTGTCAAAATCGAGGACGGTAAGCTGGATATTAATGCAGCTGGGTTTAATGACCCATTGCTTGGACAACTCGTCCAGCTTGGTGTTGACCAAGACTTCCGTGGTAAATCTATCCGTGACCCAGGTAATGAGGATGGCAAGTTCCGCAGAGACCCACTGAGTAATGAAGACCAACTAAAGAATGTTGCTCGATTCTTTGCCGTAAACAACCTCCCGCTTGGCAAAGAAGCTGACCAGACAATATCTGCTTACGGTACCACTGGCTTACCAGGCAACCAACGGGCTGAAGATTTAACTGGGAACAAGGATATCTATGGCAAGGAACGTAATATCTGGCAAGCTATGGCTCGTAACGCTGGATTCAAGGTGGAGCAGTATGGCGACCCACAACTCAAGCGTCAGGCAAGTATGAATAAATACCACGAAGAGAAAGCTCAGATTGATAAAGAGCTCGAAGGTATGTCACCAGATGCCCAGGAAGCTTACAAACGGCTTACTGGCTACGATAAACTCCGTGAGACTGTCCAGAATGAGTTTGACCCTTCTACTGATAGATTCAAGAAAGCCCCAGTCTATGACTTCTCAGAGGATAAATGGAAGGAATATGCTGCTCACCCAGAGATTTACCGACTTATGGTAGAGAAGAAACAACGTGAGAATCAGCCAGATGAGAATGGCAAACGCAAGCCAATCCAGCCAGAGTTTGACCAAAGACTCAGCGAGTCCTTCCGTAAGCAACTCCTCCAGAACAAGATGGTTGCCCCTGGTGATGATGCCGAACTCGACCAAAGAATGTATAGCTCATCAGAGTGGGACTACTACCAAACACTCAAAGACCAATACAAAGCTGAGGCAGATAAATACTTCCCAGAGAGTGACTCTAAAGATGAATATGTCGATGAGTTGGTTGTCCACCAAGATGCCAAGTTCCCAAAGAAACCAGAGATACTCAAGAAGTGGGGAGCTGCCTACGGTGCCTACACACAGGGTAAGGCTGCCGAGAAGCCTGAGTTTACTGACCAGATAAAAGCTGCCAAAGAAGCATATAATAAGCAAACCTTCGACTGGACAAATAAAGAACGTGCAGCTCGTGGCTTACCTGCTATCGTATGGGATATGTGGAATAACCCAACCTTCGGTTATGACGAAACCCCCTCTGGTTCTGGCTATGGCTTCGGCTTCGGTGGCGGTGGCGGTGGGGGACGCACCTACGATACAAATAACATGGGTAATCTGACTAACCTGACCGCTGGTGTTGAGGGCTACAAGCCAATTAACCCCGCTGATATGCCCAATCTTGCCCAGCTATTCCAACGCCTACAAGCAGGTAGTGGAGGCAGCCGTAAAAAACCAACAATAGGAGCTGCTAGTAGAGGACAAGGATAGCTGCTACAATAGTAAAAAAGGAACACAAAAATGGCTTACGAAAACTTCTACGCAACAAGACTTTACACAGACATCGGTGCCTCTGACACCACAATAACCCTAGAGACAGCTCCATCTGTCACCGAGGGTAGGCTGGTACTCGAGGCTCGTAACTCAACAAAGCGAGAAATCATCTCCTTTACTGGTGTGTCTGGCAATGACATCACAGGGGTAACTCGTGGAGTTGGTGGCACGAACGCAACAACTCACACCCAAAACTCACTCGTTGAGATGAACGTCACCGCTGAAGACCTGACGGATGCACTCAACGTACCAGACGATATCATCACTCGCTTTAATGAAACTGTATCAGACCACATCGCATCTGGGCTCATCTGGTCAGACGACACTGGGCTCACCGCAGACATGTCAGCTGGGGTTGCTTACATCAATGGTATCCGCCTCCCTGTTGACGCTGTTTCCAACCGTGCATTTACTGCCTCTAAAGACACCTATGTTGACCTGGGGGATAATGGCGTATTGGATTATAACGAAGTTGCTAACGGTGCTGGTGCTCCTGCACTCGCTGCTAGTCATATCCGACTCGCTCGAGTTGTGACGAGTGCAACTGATACCACCTCTGTTACAAACTATGGTGCTCCCGCCTCACTCAAAAAAGCAGACGGCTGGCAAGGTGGTCTCCCAACCCCAGATACCGTTACCTACAACGGCAACCGTTCCTACAACCTCGTATTCAATGGGACAGACCTTACAGACACCGTGTCTAACGGCATGAGGCTTCGTGCTACCCGTACAGTAACCCCCCCTACTCAATGTACTGACCTTGAAGCTTCTTCTTCACAGTATTGGTCTAAGACTTCTCCAGCAGGGACTACGTTTACGGATGACTTCTGTGTAGGGGCGTGGATTAATTTGGAGAGTTATACTGGTGCGTCGCAAGTGATTATATCCCGCTACAATGGTACAAGTGGTTGGCTGCTTTATATTAACTCATCGGGTCAGGTGCTTTTACAGGGCAATAATGCGTCAGGGTCAAACTACAGTAGGGTAGTGTCATACCAATCTATACCACTCAATAAGTGGGTTCATGTAGCTGCCCAGTTAGATATGTCTGCCTTTACCTCAACTACTACTACTTCTTATATAATGATAGATGGCGTGGGTGTGCCTGCATCAGTAGAGCGAGCTGGCACTAACCCTACAGCTCTCGTTCAAGCAGGGAACCTAGAGGTTGGTTCTTATGGTTCTGGTACTGCAGCTTTTGACGGCAAAATCGCTCAAGCATGGTACTCATCAGCTAAAATCACTCAAGCAAACATAGTTACTTTCATATCTCAGGGCATGACAGGCTCAGAAACCTCAATCGTATCTCACTTCGACTTTAACGGTGACGGCAACGACAACAACGCCAACGCCAACAACCTCACCGCACAAGCATCTGCTGGCTTTACTACTGACTCACCATTCAACTCTACAGAATACGGCATCATCACCGCTAACTCATTCTCTACTGACACTACTCTTACCGTCCAAGTACCAGAAGGGTACGCTATCCCGAAAAGTGGTGGGGTGAGTGCGGTTGCTTACTCGACACAACAAACTCCGTATGGATTTCCAGCAGATAAGGGTAAGTGGGAAATCATTATGCTAGGAAAGACAACTACTTCCACCGCAAGCACATCATTGGCCACGCTCAATAGGAGACTGACCGTCCCTATCGGTAGCTGGAGTCTATGCCTATTTTCCGTTGAAATGCTGCTTAGCATAGGGGCAGCTACGGGTAGGCTCGGCAAAGTCACCCTATCATCAGATGGCACTACGGAAACAAACCCAGAGACGACAGTGTCTTTAAGCACAAATGTGACAACTTCGGGAAACCTCTCTCAATCAATTATGTCCGAGAAAGCTGTTTTGCTTACCTCAGCCACTTCATACACGCTCATGGGTCTCGTCGGTAACGCCTCAAACGCTATATCCCTAGGCACTAACAACTTGGTCGAGCTTCACTATATAAAAGCACGGTTCACTTACGTCTAAGGAATGATATGGAAGAATCTGAAGCAGTAAAAATTAAAGGGTTAGAAATCCAAATGGTCAACAATACCAAGAAACTAGATGATATTGACAAAAAACTTGACCGTAATTTCGAAGCCTTCACAAAACGGATTGAACAGATAGAGCGTGAAAAAGTATCTAGTATTGAGCTTGACCAACGCCTAAATACTATCATCACTGATAAAATCACCGTGCTTGAGATTGAGGTAGAAGCTTTCAAAAAGAAGCTTACCGTTACCCCAGTTGTTACATTTATTTGTGGTGCCATTGTTGCACCGTTGCTTCTATATCTAATCGTTGAGTATTTTAAAACTCACTAAGGAGAAAGTATGAAATCACCAACTTACGGACGAGTCTCACAAGGCTTCTGGACGCTACACAAGGCTGTAGACGTTGTAAACCAACTAGGAACACCAATCGTTGCACCTGTGGCTGGAAAGGTCACACACGTTGGTCAAATGGGGTCTGGCGTATCAAACGCTGGCAACGTAGTACAAATCGGCAATCCTGCTGGTGACGCACACCGTCTCTGCCACCTCAACTCTGCAATCGTCAAAGTCGGTCAGACAGTCAAAGAGGGGCAGATAGTCGGATATATGGGCTATACGGGCTTCACGATACCTGCTGGCATCAGAGGAACCCACCTCCACTGGGTTATGTTCAAGGGCGGTGTACGAGTAGACCCACGCAAGTACGTCACTATTCCAGCTACCAAGCCAGTTGCACCTAAACCTGTAGCTATCTACCACACTGTCGTAAACAAAGACACCATGACCTCTATTGCCAAGAAATACGGCACAACACTCCCTAAACTCAAATCGCTTAATCCTCAGATTAAGAATCTAAACATAATCTCAATCGGACAGAAAATCCGAGTGAAGTAAGGAGTTCTATATGAACGACGTAGTAGTAAGAGCAGCTAAGACCTTTGTGCAAGCAGCACTCGCAGCTTGGGCAGTAACAAGTTTTAACTTTGAAAAGACAGCACTTCTTGCAGCAGTAGCAGCAGGAATCTCAGCAGTTTGGAACGTAGTAGTACCAGCCGTAAAGAACTAAGGGGCATATCGTGGAACAAGATAAACCATTTGAAGCATATCAACCGCACCTATTCCCACGCCTAGAGCGAGCTGGGGCGTTTCTGAGCAGGGTTTGGAACGCAGGGCATGTTACCGAGCTATGCCTGAGTGAACACAACACAGGGGCAGCAGCAATGCTTGACCAGCACCTAGAGGCACAGCCAGAGTTGCCGTTCCCTAAGTATGAGCAACTACCAGTAATTGAACGCCCTGATGCAGGTCAACTGCGCTGTACTGGTGGCTGGGACGACATGGGCAATTACTACTCACCCTACATAGACAGGTCTAGGAGTTAACCGTGGACTCTTTGTTCACAGCCCTCAACGTAGCAGTTTGGGGGCTTTTGTGCATGGGGACGATTATGATGATTGCCTGTATGATGAGGGACGAATAATGGAACGTGAATACCGATTTGAGCGTGAATACACCGTTCATCACATGTGGTGGAATAGGGCATGGTACAAAGCCCCGATACTCAAATCACTCCGTAATCACCCTTTGTCAAAGAACACCTTGTATGCACCGATACACCGAGACTTACATGCTGAGTTACGACCACCACCGAAGCCAAGCCCTGAAATGGCTATGGGCGCAATCTTGCTACTAGACGAACTACGAGACGCACAGCAGACTGACCCTGTGAATGTTCACTTGGCATTATCTGAACACTTCCTAGAGCAGGACAGCACCTTAGCTGGCAGGATTGGACATCACTTGCTTTTGCAAGCTGGCTTTGTCAGAGAGGGCTTGTATGAGAATAAAAATTAACGGTGAACCAAGAGACTTTGAAGCGTACTCTTTGAGTTATGGTAACGACATGCTGGACGGTGTAATACTTGACCTTGATGAGGATTACATCTGGCTATCTGACCACGTTGAAGAAGCGAGAGACATGCAAGCGCAGCTACCTGATGATATTGACCATTTTGACATGTCTGGCTGTGACATTGATTTTAGCGTTGAGCCACACTGTTATGTGCTGCAAGCGGTGGCTAGGCTGATTGTACGTTCTGCTGAAAAAGAGTGCGAGGGCGCATAACCGTGGTATAATCAGGCTAAAAGGAAACAAAAATGGCAGACAGAAGACTCGTAGCAAAACAAGAAGGAACTGACGCACAAAAAGACCTGATTACAGATGAGACTGGTCGGTTGCTCACTTCATCTACATCAACACCTACGAGACACACAGATGCTTATGGCATACAAGCTATCTCAGATGATGGTACATACAAATACTTCTTCTTTGAAAATGATGACACCAACTACTACGTTATGCGTAAAAACCTCACTACTAAAGTCTTTAGTTATACCAAAGGAACGGGTAGCTATACGACGGTTTATCAATCAGAAATACTTGCCCCTAGTGGTTCACCGACTTGGGGGACAAGAGGAGCGACATTCCCATGAAACCAATAAACCGCAGATACCACAATCTTGATGAACCAAACACGCTTCCGAGTGTGACATGGGATATGAGTAACGGTGATGATATCGTTGTCCACGACCTTGCTACTTATGGCGAAGTTGGTGACGGCAAAATAGAACTAACCGCACTCGCTCAGGCTGTGTGTGATGCGTATGAGGAGACTATCTAATGGCAGTTATCGTATCAAACGGAGCAACCACGCTCGCAACAGCTAGTGGCTTCTACCGAGCCGAGTCTTATAACCTAAGCATGTTCTCAACGACTGTGCTGGCATTATCAAGTACCAGAACGATAGCAGTCACCTTTGCGAACGCAGGGAACGCACAGGGCTTGATTATCCCTCTCGCAGCAAACAGCCATGTGACAAAATCAGTGACCGTTAAACTCCAAGAACTTGTTGCAGCGGTATGGACTGACCGAGCAAGCAAGACTTTGACGGCAGCAGAGATTTCAAACTCTACCGCAAACACCACACAAGCTACTTGGATAACACCGTTTCAATTCGGAACTCCTTACGCAGTCAACACGACTGCTGGTATCTGGCGATTCGAGATAACGCAGGGTGCTGGGTCAAATAACTGGAACCTCATGACATCAAACGGAACTGCGCCAGCTTATGTAGCGTGGTGTGATAACGCTGTCAGTTATGCCTCTGGTGATGTGCCGATTGCCAAAGAAAAGATTACGATAGATAGCAACTGTACGTTTACAGGCTTGCTCTCAACAGGTGATTCAACTAACTCTATCTGTGCGATTGCTTGCCGTTCAACAACACCAACAGTCGGGAATGACGCTATGTTTGAGTGGGAAAACGCACCAGCAGCTTCGTACACGATGAACATCAACGGGTTCTTTGTATTATCCGCACACTCTGGCTTCCGAGCTGGGACTTCAGCAAGCCGTATACCAACAGCGCAACAGGCGATTATAGACATCAAAAACGCTACCTCTGGGACATCAACTTTCTCTGGCTTCTGCTGTGGTGGTGTATCTGGTAACAACGCTGCATATTTTGGGAGAATGTCACTTAATATCTTTGGCGAGATTCCAGCCGTTACACGCACGACCCTCGCAAGCGATGCGGCAACTGCCCAACAGGATATCGTGACTACTGACGCAACAGGCTGGACAGTCGGTGACAGCATCTGTATTACAAAAGGCGCTGCGGCTGGTGCGATGGCTGAAACCGTACCGTTTACGATTGACACGATTGCAGGAACAGCAATAAACGTGAACACGAATATCCTTACGGCTACCCGAAAAGCTGGTGGTCATGTGTTTAGATTGAACGGTTACGGAGTGGTGTTAAAATCGAGCTTCGCTTCCAGCCTCGTAAACAACTATCTGTACGGTCTCAACGCTATGAGGCTATCGGGTGTCCAACTCCAATCTGTTAGCTTCACGTCTTCAGGCGGAACTTCACAGTGGTATGACGAGGCAGCGAATATTGACGTTATAAAGGTTGATAACTGTTCTTACTACACTGTCAACGGTTCGGGAACATTACTCGCAGCAACAAACTTTTCGTCAACCGCTTCCGCTGGGGTGGAGATTAGTAACGTCAACTCCTTTAAGGGTGCGCTTACGCAGACGTTTTATGGCCCATCACGAGACAATTCATTATTGATAGAGGATTGTGTCTTGTATGGCTCTGCTGGTAGCATACTTGGTCTGACGAGAAACCGAGGAATTGTGATACAGGACAACTTCTTCTACAACATCTATAACGCACAGGCGATAGGTGTCACAAGTGGCATGGCTAGTTCTACCGTTCAAAGAAACGTGTTCTGGGGTGCAATATACGGCATGAGGGTTGACGGTGCTGTGGTAGACCTTGA